TGCCTTTATAACCAAAATAGTCTGCTATTGACGTATGAGAATCGGGGTTGTAATTCAACTTGCCACTCAAACACTCTTTGCGTAGTTTAGAGTCAAAATACATAAACTTTCCTTTCCCGTCTGATACTCCACTAAAGAATTTACACATTTTATTCCTCCTTTGTTATTTTCAAAACCTTACCTTGTGATATTGCTTTGGATATTGCTTTTATTTCTTTTTCTATCAAGCCTATATCTCCAACAAATCCATTCTCTTCTTTTATTCTTCTATTAATTACTGTACTTAACATCTCTTTCTCATCAACCTCTACCTCTCTATTGCAGAGTTGGTTGTGTCCAGTTGCTTCTGCGTGTTCTTGTGTTATCTTTTTAGATGCCTTTACTTCCTTCTCCTCTAACCCACCTATTACATTATGTAGTTTCATATCATCTCCTTATATTCATTAAAATATTCATAAAAACACAGCCTTTGTCTATTGCTTTTCCAACCCATACCAAGTTTTTTCATAGCATGTTCTATAGCTCTATTGTTCTTATAAATTTCTTCTTGTTGGTCTTTAAGTATCATCTTGGCAAATTTTTCACAGTTCTCTTTGTTTAAGTCTTTCTTCATATCATCTCCTTATATGGATTCTGTATTGTAAATAATAGTAAGATTAGTATTTTAATAAACATGTTAAATAATTCTCATATATAGTAGCTTCTTTATTTTTGATCCTATAAAGATGAGATTTGTTCGTATGGCACTCCCGGCACAAACCAACGCAATTAAGAGGAGAATTAATAAATAAATGGAACAACCTGCGGTTAGCCTTAGTATTACGCAAGGAATGGTGAAAATCTTGGATAGGATCAAGACAATGTTTGCATATACCGTTCTGCATACTGAACACTTCTTCTCGTATCTCATTCGAAAACCCTACTGGAAGTTCTTTCTCTTTTTCCATATAGTTCCTTGCCCTATCTGTAGATTATTAGGATAACCGTTGTATATCCGCCACGCTTCCCTTGCTTTCTCTGTCTCTCCCCAACTTAAGAACGCATCTATGAATTTCTCTAAAGCCTTGGAGTTAGATACATTACTTGCTTGTATTATGCTTTTCTTATTAACATAGTCTGCTACCTCGGGACGTGAGAATATTATTCTACGCTTATCCAGCTTATCCTCTTTCTTCATTTTTGACCAATCATCTGTTGTACACCATTCACGGAATTCAAGCAAAGCGTAGGGGATGATAGGCAACTCCTCAAAAGCATATTTATTAATGCAACCCAACGCAATCACCGCGGAACAGATCTCAACTTCTTCGACAACACTGCAATTACGAAGAAGCGATAAGCATTGGTCACCTATCCGGCTCTCTGCACCGAGGTCCGCCATAACATTTTCTCTATTAAATCTGTCTATAACGGTCTGTATCTCTGCTTTATTATCAAAGAGTGTCGAAGTATCCAAGTTTTTTCCCATCATATTTACCCTCCAACGCTTTAAGGTAGTTATTATCATTACCAATAAACCAATCTATTGAAGCCTTCCAACCTGATTCACTACTCCCTTTAGCAAACTTACTTGCATTGAGCTTATCTATAGCCTTCTTCCAATGCTCTCTAAAGTGCTGGCTAACAACTCTAGCTTTAAACTTCTCTTTCCTTGCATCTGATAAGGCTACACATTGAGGTAAGTCTCCTTTATTCCAATAATCTATTATCTCTTGTATAAGTGCTTTAGATGTTATAGATGTTATACTAGAGTCTTTATCTTTGTCTTTGTCTTTAATGATTAGGTAATCATTAAGACAATCATTAACCATTAAGTAATTATTACCTAATGATACCCGCACAATACTGTCTAATTTGTAGAGCATTATCTCATCACGTACAGAGACTATGGCAGGCTTACTTGAATTAAGCCCCTTGGGGTACTGGTAAGCTAAGAACTTGGGTATAAAGTAAAAGGTTCCATAATCAAGCAGACGACCATTGAAGATGTTCTTAATATTATCTTCTGTGTATTCAGTATCACAATGAAAGTTAAGGTTTTTAAGACTTTTCTTCCAACGTCCTGCTGCTGTACAGGTATCTAGTAGGTATATCCAAGCCAGCTTACAGTTCTTGTCTAAGTCTCCGAACCAATCATCAGTCCATTTAGCTGAATCTGTAAACCGTCTACCCATCTTATTCTCCTTTAATTTAATATTGGTGGGGCTATTTCTGCATACAATTCCTTAACTCGCCTAACAAAGCCTTTTAAGCTTTTCTCATTAATAACCAACACTCTATCTTTATTTCTATTGCTTATAAGTGCTTCTATTTGGGTGAGTTCTTCTAATTTACGCATCTCTTTTTCAAGCTCATTCATAACGCCATCACTCCCTCAATAAGGCCTACTATAAACGCTACAGCGTAGTATCCTATCGAAATCCATCCACCTATTACTGCTATCTTTAACCATGCACTGAGTTCTTTGTATCTCGTTTTTGGCGTTGAACCACCTACTGCTTCGATTAAATTCCGGATTTCTTCTTTCTCATCGTCAGTCATGATATTCTCCTTATTTTAGGTTCTTCACAATACAAAGTTGCTATACCTATTACCGTGTCTTCTTTATCAAGGTCTATTGTGAGCACAGCACCTTTTGGAAGGTTATCAAACTTACCTTGGGGTATTCTATGAAGCTCTCCCTTTGAAGTTGCTACTATGATGTATTGTATCATAAAATCTCCTTACCTAAGTATTGGTTTGTATTCCTATATCCACAAATGCACTCTGTAACTTCGGTAGTTACACCTAAGTATATTTTCTCTATAGATGATGACCATTCGTTGTGATGACTTACAATTGGTTTAGCAGGAGGCGCATAATACTTAGTAACCCTTGCTCCTTCATGAATACACTTCATATACTCTCCTTAAGATGCCCTCTGAGGCCCATAGAGCGACCCCAGAGAGACTTTAATGGTTTATCCATACCTAACTATGGTCCTACTACTACCTCTGGTCCTATACAGCCGTTTATTGCAAATATAAGAAATGCTACAAATCCTGCTAAAATCAAGAACATGACGAAGTTTTTCATTTAATTCCTCCTTTTAAAATGGGGGTTCAGTATCGTCCTTCTTACTTATGTCCGGCTCCAGTAATTCTTGGTCCTCATCTACGATACATTCTTGTACTTTGTTGTTATCGTAGGTTGTATCTCTTGATATTCTCCAATACGTTTTTCTACCCTTACACTGGTCCATAAGGCTAGTGAAAGCAGTACCCATAACAGTCATAGTTGGCAAGTCAATGATGTTTATACCACAGCCTTTAACAAGGTTGGCTACCCTGAATAGAGCTGACTCCGTCAATGGTGTATGGTCTACCAACGTCTTGCCTTCGTATTCTTTAGGTTCTTTAATTTCAGAGAACCATCTGATTTGAGGAGTGCCCTTACTAGATACTACTTGTTGATAATTTTTAACGATTACCTTATAGGTACCCTCTGGATATACTTCTCTTGGTCCACTGCTGTTTGCTGATTCACCAAAGTTAATCTTTAGTTCCCCCATCTTTTACACCTCTCTCCTTTTTGTAGTCGTACGCATACAGTTTAGCAAATAATGGTGGTAGGTCAGCCGGCTCCGCGTCTTCTAACCCTTGAAACTGGCTCTTAGTAATGTACTGAGAGGATGATCCTAATTTAAGCCAACGTTTGTTCGATTTCTCGTGTACCTCCAGGTGAGCTACTACATCAACAATACCACAGGCTTCTGGTGCTAACCTCTTGGCTAACTTAGGGAATGTCTTTGTGATGATTATCCCACTCTCTTGTTTAACGTCTAAGAGGAATTCCCAAGCATTGAATATCACACAGATGTCGTTATACACCAAATCTCTGAACAGATGCAAATACTCGCGCATCTTAAAAGCAGCGTCCCCATATTCCTTGATTTCAGTGAACTCTTTCCCTCTGCGTTGGGTGAGGGATAGCAGCACCCACTGCTCAAGCTCACTAATGTTATCAAGAACTACATACTTGAACGGATGTTTTTCAGTACGGAGATACTTGTATAATTCTTCTACTTGGTCTACATTCTCTCCGTGGAGGTCAAATACAACGTGATTTGTTCCAAGCAATGGACCTAACCCTGCTTCCGTATTGATGATAAGAGTCTCACCTGCAGGTAACGTAGATGCTAATGTAGTCTTACCTGCACCGGGGTCTGCATATACTATGATGGATATACCCCTGTCAATCTTATCGCCTATCTTGTGGATGTCTTTCAAAAGTTGCCTGCCTTACGTTTCCTCATCATCTCTTCTTTAAGGAGACCGAACTCTTTAACCATAGTCTTACAAGCATCAAGTATGGCATCAAGCTTCTCGGTATTGATGTCTTCTCCTACTTCATCTACTTCTTTAAAGGTCTTTTCTACATCCTTCTTCATCTCTTCCACCTTCTCTTCCTTGCTCATATCAACAGATGTATCCATACCTGGTGGTTCATTTACTTCTGGTGAAAATTTAACCTCTTCCTTCTTGACAAAGTGTCCTTTGCTATCCCTACTTCCCTTCTTTGCTGCTGGTCTGTCTGCCATTATGCCTCCCTTGTTAAGAGTTTTCTGTTCTTCTTACCACCTCTACCGCGTCTCCTGCATACCGTACTGCAGTAATACATTATCTGCCTGCTATCCCTGTGTAAGGGTTTTTTACAAACAACACAGTAATTAGGAGAAGACGTAATCCATCTGGCCAGTCGCTTAAATAGATCTTTCTTCTTATTAGATAGTTTACGTGGCTCTGGAACTACAATCTTCTCCGTAATAGCTTTGCGTAATAAGCGTGTTTTAAGCCATGTAACACACTTACGTAACCATAGGTATAGCTTTCTCATAAAGTCGCCTCTCCGTTGCTCTCAGCAAGCTTATAAGGCATTTTTATCATTACCTTCCTCTGCAAACTCGACTTTTAATATCTGATGCACAGGGTAATACACCGCGATTTTTTTAACTGTTTTAAAGAATACACTACCTACCTTCTCTCGGCACCTAAACCCTTGAGTTATTATTCGGTGTGCGTGTTCTCTAGCTTTAACTATATTATCTACTTTATAACTAGCAGTTCTACTTTTCATGCGGACAACTATGCTAACCATTAGTTTCTCTCCCTTGTCTTGTAGAATAAATCTAGAGTCAATTTATCCGGGGTTTCCATATGACAAATGCGTGAGTAGGGACACAGTGCATTGTAGTTCCAACACTGGTCTAAGTTTCTATTCCAATCATTCTCACGGTTTCTTCTGCGTATGTCTTTGGCTACCGACATAGTATCTTCTTCAAAGTGTTTTAACTGCGTTGGGTTCCTATACTCGAAGTGTCTCTTGTAGAGCTTCCTGTCTCCTAAAACTTTCTCGTCATCTTTATAGACTGTAATAATACGCTTACCGAAATCTATACATCTTTCACTCTGCCTCTTACGGAGCAGAGGCCTTCTAATACAGTCAAACATTACACCTTGAACATCGATGCCTAGCTTCCTTGCTCCATAGACATAAGTGGTGGCTTGATTAGAAGTTTGCATTCTCCCCATTAACTGACTCATACCAAGTCCTGTAGTCTTAACCTCTCTTATCCACCACTTGCCATCTTTCTTGACTAATCCATCAAATCTCCCCACTAACCTCACGCCTCGTAGCTTCCCCACAGTAACTTCAAATTCCATCTCTGGAAAACATTCTTCAAATTCATCTAATCTTTTATGCGGATAGAACTCCCACATCCCTAACGCAGTATATTTTTGTATGTCTATGGATTCTTGGTCTTGGAGTGAAACGGTTGCTGATAGCTTTTTATACTCGTCTATAATGAATTGGATTACTTCTTGGTTTGTGGTTCCAGTATAGTATTTATAGAACGCTTCATGCATTACGCTTCCTGCAAATAATACTTCGGATTGTTTGATTGGTTCTAATTGATGTTGATAAAGCCAAGAGTATTTCTTAGGACAACCTCGAAGATAAGTCGTAGAATTATTACTTATCCTTAACATCGAACAAGGTAGTTTTATTTTTCATACTCCAAGAATACAGGAGATCTTTTTTCTTGTCAAGGGGAAAAAACTAAAATCTTATTTTAAATTTAAAGCCCCTATATTTCTTACCACTGGGAGTAGTACACTCACCTATCTCTAGGTGTTTCTTGATAAATATTCCTACTCCGCCTGCAATAAAAAACCTTTTGCCTTGTTGAAGATAGCTTCTATCTTATCGAATACTACTTTAATCTTGGCAACAACTATATCATCTTTGTCACCCGGGATAAGAACTGCGCATATACGAGCAGCTACCATCAACACTTCTCTACCCACTACGAATATGCTTTGTATCAAGCCAATGATACCGGCTACATTCTTAGGTACTAACTTCATCAACAGCTTGTTCATTTTCTCCTCCTGTGTAGTTGCCATCTTCATCAAAATGATTTATAAGTTCGATAAGAATGTCTTCTCGAAGTTCTTCGAATCTTATCGCCAACGCTATTAAACCTAAATCCCTAAGGCTTTCAATCATAAGTGACGCTACGTGTACTACCAATCTTTCTACAATAAGAACCAACTGTGAGTTAGATAGCTTCATCTGCTGAATATATCTCTTCTTGCTGTTGGTAAATCTATAATATCTCTATACTTCCACAAGCTTTTGTATAGAGTCATAGCTTCATCGTACTTTACACTGCTAATACGGAAATTTCTTTTCTTATAGAGATTAAATAATTGAGTCGGTGTCAGCTTACCACGAGAAGCTAACTCTAACTGTTCTTGAGGTGTGGTAGTTTCAAGGAATCTAGAAAAATCATCATTCAACCATCTTAGAGTTGCTTGCCAGCCCTTTATTGCAACAATCTCATCTTTGCTATGTCCTTTCTCAGTCCAATGGTCTACCTTAACATTTAAACCCAACGATGAAAGGACTTGAAACCACCATCCTTGGAACTGGGCATTTTTATCGAAAGCAGTAGGTAAAGCAGCATCCCAAACGTACCTAGCTTTCTTTTTAGTGCGGAATCCTTCGCTAACACCCATTGCGCTGGACTCAGGATATATTAATCTATCTCTATAATCCCTGTTCTTCATAAGGTCCCAAGCCACACTAACAGCATAGTTCATCTTACCCCTAAACATCCTACCGGGCTTAGTAGGCCACCCTATTAACTGAGAAGGCTCTCTTAACATCAGAGGATCAAGATACATTTGCTTTCCTTCTTTATTCTTCCAAGGTAACTTTATAAACAATTTAGACATAGTACCTGAATTCTGATAAGCCCACGGTTTCTTTTTATCTTCTTCATCTCCTAACATCATCATTAAACCAAACTGCGTCATATTAACTAATGATATTCTCCACATCATTATCTTCATAAGGTGAGCAAAGTAAAGAGGCTGTAAAGCCTGCATGTCTGCAACGGACTTCTCTCCGTGTAGTAATGAATTAAATACGTGTCTCGGTCCTGTCTGGAAATCTCTTGATCCTGGAACTATGAACTTTAAACCCAACGCTCCTGTAACCTGCCTGAAGAATGTCATTGTAAAATCTCTGGCAAATAAGAAAGCTTGGAGAAATTGTCCTTCGTTGCCATATATAGAGGAATTAACCATACCAGTTATATCACCCACCAACATAGCAGCTCTGCGAGCACTAACTTCTTCACCCCAACCTCTAGCCATAAAGTCATCATAGAATTTGGAAGATAAAGCATAGATATGGCTGGCTATGAATCTATCGAAGGCATAATCCTCCATACCGCCTTTACTGCGTACTACCTTGTAAGCGTTGTGTAGTATAGTTTTAGTCATAGGATGAGATAAATCTATCTCCCGTTCAAACAATGCCTTCATAGCATAGTCTACATTAAATCCAGGTAATCCTGCTTGAAGCAACCAGTACAACTTTTTATAATCGTAGTTCTGTCCCTTAAGATGAGAGAATGGGTCTTTCCTACCTTGAAACCTAAGGACAGATTGCTTTAATCCTGCAGGTAACATCATAGCAACGCCTTTAATAGTTTTAGGTAATAATCTAGGTACCCAAGCAAACGGTGTAGACACAATCTGCATCATATACATAAATGGTGTAAACATAACCATAAGCTTTACAATTCTGTTAATAGCGAACCAAGATTTTAACCATTGGCTCTTCCTAGAAGTCTCGGTAAATGTTCTTATTAGATTAGCAACACTACTATGTACCCACGGTGCTTGAAACTTACCAAAGGACCAACCTGCTAAGCCAGGAGCACTCTTCATCTGAGTGAACCCTCTATCCTGCAAGTAACCATTCTTCCAAGCACCCTTCTCCTCTCTAGTCCAATTTGCTGTAGACTCACCGTTCACAACTGCTGGAACCTTAACTTTAGTAGCATACATAACCAGAGTCCAATCCGGATGCTCTTCATCTAATGCTGTCATACCTAAGAACTCTTGTAGTATATTAGCTTTAGTTAATTTATTAAGGCTACCAGTTACATACTCTCCACAGATAGCCGCGAAGTCCTGAGCAGCATCCATATGAGCCTTGTTCTCAGCAATATCTATAAAGTCACTGAACGCATAGTATTCTCTCTTAGCTGGTATTTCAGAAGATACAGCTGTTTGTTGCTTCCCTTTTTCATCAGTATCTATGTTAGCCCACCTTCTAAACCAACCTTCTCTTCTTAAAGCATAGGTAGAAGCACTATCAAATATACCTTTATCTAACTGCTCTTGTAATAGTGGAGCAGCTATTTCATTCTGTACCCACGCTACTAATCCTTGAAGTTCGGTAGGTAGTAGGGTGGTAAATGATAAGGGGTCTCTGTTATTTAACCAACCTTGTTCTTGCTGAGGAGTGGCTGGTGTATCATGTGTCGCATTCCAGAAGTGTGTCATATCCTTCAGATAGTTCCTTGCTATTACCGGAGTATTATGAGGGCCACCCTTACCTATCTCTGAGTATTTATTACCCGGCTGCAGCTCTTCTACGGCCCTACACAGCAACGCTGAATAGAACTTGTATCTCTTAAGCCATGCACCTGACCTTATCCTCTTCCCTCCCATATCTTTATCTGCTACTCCGGCTATTTCCTTGACTACAACATTAACCATCATAGCTCCATAGAGAGCACTGGTAGTAGCACTTCTCCTAAACAACATAAGAGGTTCTACTATTTCGTGGAACACTCCTCGTAACTTAGAAGGCACCTTAGGTATCTTCTTAGTCCAGTTAGGGTTAGCGTAGTGGTCTATAGCATCAAGAACGTTGGAATCGTTAGCACCAAAGAACCTAGTAGCATTAAGCAGCATCCTTATTCCAACACGGAACTGTTCTGCCTCGGTAGACGGAGACCGAGTATTATTAGTCTTGGTATCACCAGAGCCCTTCTTAGTAAATCCAAATATTCCACCTAATCCAAATAAACCGTCCTGAATCTCTACCTCTCCAACACTGTCCTCAGATTCATCACCCTCCATCCCATAGTATTCTTCATCAGTTTCTTTCTTAATATCTTCAGGTGCGTTGAGCTTACCAGCCTCGTCATCAGAAATTTCTTGCATTATCTTCTGCATCTCAAGGAGATCGCTGCTTCTACGGTCTGCCCAAAACACATTGAGATCATGTCGTAACTTTTTCTGGGCTGCTGTTTCTTCTTCTTGAATTATTTCAGGTCCTACGCTATCTACTTGGTCATTTATAAATTCTGTTATCTGAACTGTTTCTTCTTCAGTAACCTTATCTATCCGGTCCACAACAGAACCTTCGTTTACAGCGTTGCCATCTTTATCTTTGGCTAACTGCCATAAGGCTCCCTGATGTGCTATTCTATCGTTTATATCATCTTCGTGAAACTTAACATTTTGGTCATTCATGCTTAATAAGTTTGCCAATTCGTTCTTACACAAAGGCATACTGCTTATAGCCATTGCTCTTTGTTTATTTGGCCATTTGGGGTCGTATATTTCTTCATTATACCAAATACCCACAGCCCTAGGGTAGCTTTCAGAACTCTCTTTAAACACACCGGTAGCATACAGTTGGTTTAGTATGCCTGTATCAGTATCGGCAATAGGTTCATTGACACCATGTTGTTTAAGGAATAACGTTAGTTTGTGAATCGCCCCATTAGAAAGCTTCATATTGACACGCTTTTTCTCCCAAGCAGTCTTAGCCACCTTCCTGCTTATCCTTCTTTTTGCATATAATAAACCTGATATAGCTTCATAGAAATGTTTAATCTTCCAACCTAATTCATTTCTAATCTGGTCTTCAGTATTGTTTACCTTACTAACCTTCATATTATTGTTATAAGCATCACCATCTTGCATCGCTTCTGGTTTCTCGCCACCGACTTTCTCACCCCAGAAGTTGACCCCTTCACCGGGAACATTATTGTAAACATCCGGTGTTATAGTACCATCGTTTACTTCGTGGTTAAGGTAGACGTTCTGCACTCCAGTCTCTTTATCTTTAGACTTCAACAACTTATAAAAGGCTAATTTCTCATCTGGAGTAAAATTGTTGATGATTTTATTCACACCAGCCTTAGTAGTAGTATTGCCTTCAATGCTTGGGTGATACCTTAAGAATTCATCTACCATCCTATTCAAAGAAACTATATTCTCTTGTCTCCATTCATCGGTTAATAGTCCTTGATTGAGTTCTGTTAATATTTTTTTCTTAGCTATAGGTGCTTTACGACTCGAAGAAAAACTTTGGTTTGTACCAGCCATCTTATCTATTTCTAAAAGATTATCAGGATCTAAATACACAGGGTTAACCTTGCAAGGTACGTTACTCATGTCTACAAGGTCCTTTTGAGTTGTTTGGTATTGTAGCCCCTCTGTTCCTCTAATATCTTCTAATGGTACTATGATTTTCTCAAGCTTCTGGAGTGGAGCTCTTGTGATAGATGCAAACTGTTGGAGATACTGAGCATCCTCAACACGACCAATTCTTTCTAAAGCTAAAACAGTAACAAGTAATTCATCTATTTGTTCACCATCTAACCCAGTAATAAGATGAACCATTTCGTGTTCTGCAGCAAATCTAAAGAACTCACGTTTAGACATTCCCTTAGGAAGAAGGTCGAGTAACCAATAGCCTGATTCACTCTTGCTTTTCCTGTTCCACCCTTTTATCTTCTTCCTTTTACTATAGTGCTTCCACCAAATATCCATTACCTTCTTATTTATATATATAGTCTTCCTATCATCTGTAATGAAAGCTGCTAAGAAATCTTTATCTATACTATCTTTTATCTTAACACCATTAGCGAACGCCTCGCTGTCTGTAGCAATAATCTTAATGCTGTCTCTAATATCTCCAATCTTATTAAGCCGTCTACGTAATGCATTTATTGTAGTAAATCTCACTTTAGTTTTAAGCCCAAACTTAGCTCTAGGGAGAACTCCCCTCGGAAGACCGGGCATTTGTTCTATAGTTGATCCAATGCCCTTTGATTCAGTTACCGTTGGTTTGGCTTGTGTTTGTTCATCTCCCTTCTTAAGATTCCTGTTACTTTTCTTTGTAGCGTTATCTTGTTTTATTTTCTCTATTACTTCGACAGCTTCAGTCTCTACTTTCTTTTCTACAGTTTGACTTGGAACTACACCTTCCTGCTCAGGTAAGGAAACATCTTTTACAGGCTTTGTAGTAGATGAATCAGATGAATCAGTTTGTGAATCTATATCTACATAATAAGAATCATCAATAGTATCCTTTAAGTCTTTTTGTTGCTGTGCTTGTTTTTTAACTTCAGCTAAAATAGTAGCCCTTACCTTAGTTACATTACTGTATCCTTTAAGTTTTAAAGCAACGAATTGAAGGTCAGAGAACTTCATTCCAGCTTGAGCAAGGAACCCAGGTATATCCTTGATAGCAACCAGACCCCGTACTAACCCGAGCCAAACCTTTATATCGCCACCTTCAACATCTAATTGACCACCTATATATTCAACTAAATTCTTAGTTCCGTGGTCTAATACGTTACCTTCCTTATCTTTAATCCCAACGAAGAACTTAGATAGGAATGGTCCTGTCTCCATATCTGCTTCTGTTACACCAGACTCTTTAGCTTTTGCAATGTAGTCTAATAATCTGGCCTGCAGGAACGGAGTTAACTCATCATAGGTAACAACAGGCTTACCGGGCTTTCCTTTCTTACCTTTCTTAGTGAAGTTGTTTAATAGTTTTAACGCTGTACCTTTAACATCTTTAGTTTCTTCAGGAGTTAAAGCATCATATTTACCTGTTTGAGGACTACCTTCATTACCTACCACCTCAAACTCTGTATCGACTATTTCTGGTTTACCCTTCCAAGCTATCTTAACCTTAGTACCTGTAAGTGTATCTTTAAGTAATTTCCATTTAAAATTATCCCTCTCTCCAAACTTCTTAAATCTTATCCCGTACTTCTTAGCAATAGCATTAGAGGCCTTATTGCTAACAGCTTGGTCAAGGTAGGATATTTCTTTTTGCCTCTCAGTAAGGTCTTTTTCCTCTATAAGCTTATCAGTCCTACCTTCTCTCTTATGAAAAAATCCATCTTCTCCATACGCAACACCTTCTTTTAATTCTTCCCCTATAAGATTGTCTCTCATTCTAGCGGCACCTATAAGAACATCGGGAGCAGTACCACTCTTGGTGCCTTCAAAAACTTGCCTCCTAGTAGACTCTTTAGCCTTCTCTCTTAATACAGAACCCACCGAACTGGTTCCTATAGCAGCTCCACCTAATAGACCTGAAGTAAGAAGCATGCCTTTAGCAGCAGCCTTAGCTTCTACCCAAGCATTATCAAACAGTTTGTCTACTACATCCCTGTAAGATGGCGTTACACCATCGTCAAGGGCCTCAGCTGCCATTATAGTAGCGTTCTCAATTACCTTCTGTATGTATTCTTCAGATACTTCCTGACCATACATACTGCCCCATTCCTTAAGGGCTTTCCCAAGAGCTACCCTAAAGCTACTTGTCTTGAGTGCTGCTCGAACAGCTTTAGAACCGATACCGGGAAGGAACTTAGCTATGGCTCCAAACTTAGCTACCTCTACAAGACCTATAGCAAGACCACCTATCCGAGATGCTTTCTTTGCTAACTCAGGGTCAACTCCTCTCTTTATTAAATCTATATAGATATTACCACCCTCTATATTCATAGAGTAGTTTACTACTGCACTACCACCTCCAACCCTAGCTCCTGTAGCTTGGATGGCTTTCTTACCGATAGCACCAGCAAGTTTAGGACCAAGCTTAGCACCTGCAGCAGCTAGAAGAACATCATCTCCAGGCATGAACGGAGTAGCTATAGCTCCTACTAACCACCCAGCTGCAGCACCGATAGCACCCTTCTTGAATGCTCCAAACTGGAATGGAAGAAGTTTAACGCCTGCTCCATAAATATCCCAAAACTTATTCTGTTCCCAACTGGGTGTAGGGTCATCACCCATATTAGCGTACTTCTTCTGTAGCTCTATATCCTGAGCAAGCATCTCTTCTATAGTAATCTTACCTGCCCACTGTAGGTTAGCTAACTTACCTGATTCTTCAGCACGTTCACCTTGCTTATAATTCCACTCACTGATTTTTTTGAGTTTTCTAAAGAAAGAATCTGCCTTAATGTTAGTGATTTTCTTCTGCTCTAGTTCTCGTCCTTCCCGAATAGCATCGTTTCTAGGGGAACTAAATGGGGAAGCAACTCCATCTTCAGAGGACGGTGGCTTAGGTATGGTGAACGTTACTTTTTCTTCTTTAGGAAGCTTGGGAGCAGAAGGTTTCTTTTCTTCTTCTCCGCCTCGGAATACATTAGCTGGTTCTGCAACTGCAGTTGTAGCTGTATCGCTAAAATCTGGTGGTTCTATTATTTTAAATTTAACCATATTATCTCATTAAGTTAGTAAAAGAAGAATCTCCTGATGCATATTCAGCATTTAACTGTTCTCTTTTAATCCTAGCCTCCTCATCTACTTGTGCTGATTTAGCCCTCCACGCAGCTATACCCTTAACTACACTTGCTCCAATATCTCCAAGTATACCTGGACCTTCAGGTGTAACATCAGGGCCGTAGTACGGAGCACTTTGTGGCTGGGGAGTTTCACTTCTTGCTGACTGAGTCCTAAGTGGTTCTACAAGAGATTGTGTAGGCTTAGACACTCCTCCGTCAGACAACCCTAACTCTAGAAGATCTACTCCGTATTCTTTCGCTAACCTATCAAAACTCAGCATCGTACCTTCTACATCCCACTCCATAGACTTGAGCACCTTTATTATCTCGCTATCTGTTTTCCCCTCTTTACGCATTTTATCTACTTCTGGTGTTATTATATCAATAAAGTTTGTTTTCTGCTCTGCTATATCTAACTCAAATCCTACTTGTCTTTCTGCTTTTTCCCAAAATCCTTGTTTGCCAAAAGCTTGAGCGGTCGGACTATTCTTGTATTGTTTTGCCAACTCAGCTTGTCTTAGAGCTTCATTAGATCCCGTAGCAAGAACTTTAGCTGTAGATGTTAATCTTTTCTGAGCTCCTTTTCGACCTAATCTTTCTTGGATTTGATTCCACTTGGTAAGCTTTAAGTTTTCAAGATACTCTCCAGATGTTGTCTCTTGTGCTGTAGCCTCAGCCTCAAGTTTCATAAATCCTATCTGCCCACTATATTTATTATCAAAATACATCGAAACAGTTTGCTCTGTCTGGTCTTCGTCTGGAAGATTACCAGTCTTTGCTTGGCTTGATATCCTATCTTGTATGTTCTCTGCTGTTTTAGATTTAGTTTCCATTAGATCCGCTAACGCTTGAGGACCTCCCCCACCTTGCTTATAATAAAAATCACCGATTCCAGCTTGGTTAAAAGTCTTACCAGAAGGATTCTTACCAAATCCTATGTTCCCCTGCTTTAATAAAGAAGGAAACGCATTCATAAATAACTTATCTTGAGCCTCTTGTGCAGTAGCCTTCTTCTTTGCTTGACTACTCATATAAGAACCCAACGCTCCGGACATAACCTCAAACGGAGACTTCTGTTGTACCGGTATGTTAGGTTGTAACTGTTGAAAACTTGCTGGTATTATAGCCATATGTTCCTCCTTGTTTAATTAATACCCATATCCTGTTCCTGTATATCCTCCTGGATTAAAATTATAGTCACTATAATTAGGAGTAAAATTCTGTTGTGGCATCACCATCCCAGTCGGAGTGTTCATACTGCCACCATAATTAGTAATGCCTGTATTAGGCATAGTCATCATAGGACTTTGATTACCCCATAATTCTGTATTAGGTAAATTTATATCAGAAGGAGTTCCTTGATTTCTTGTAAAATCTGGTAAATTTGATGCTATAGCATTTAACCCACTATAATCTGTAGGCTGTGCACCTGTAGCGTAACCAGGCATCATCTGTGAACCAGGTCCTTGAGGCATCTGAGAAGCTAACTGAGTGAACTGAGTAGCATCACGTTGCATTATACCTACACCAAGGCTAGTTAAATATTCATCAATCTCTTTCTCTTTATTAGAATATTCCAACATGGCCTTATTAGTCTGAGCAGTAACCTGACTTGGACCTAAGCCTGTAGCAGCACCCGCCTCACGGATTCCTCCCATTACCCCTGGTCCACCCATAGGGGAACCATAGAAAGATTCTTTAAGATTCCTTTGCATCCCTGCCCTAAGTTCTGGCATAGCATTTTGGTAATACTGAGGATACTTACCCTCACTCATATTCTGTAATGCTCCTGAAGCAAAGTCAGATGCAAGCTTTAATCTAGGTTCCGTAAACGAATACTGAGGCTGAGTTGCCATACCTCCACCTTGAGTAGCATCAAGAGATTTCTTAGAATTATATATAGAAGCACCTGCTCCTATAAGAGCTGAAGCTACCATAGGTATCCAGCCTCTTTCGCTTTCAATATCCACCTTCCAAGCATCCTTAAATTCTTTCCAATTCACGTTGTCCTCCCTTTAGTTGTAATTAATCTGCTATCGGTAACGCTTTAACATTACTATTATCATAAAACCTAATACCTGAATCACCGTCATCTCCTGGAGTTAGTAAAGGTATTCCATATGTAGTACTATCTTTGCTAACTCGTAATTTATGTCCATCTAAATCTTGAACACCTATATTAATAGTAGTAGAATTGTTTTTTAATCTAAGTCCTATATCGTTGTATCTTGTTCCAAAAGCCTGTAATTCATAAATGTAAGCATAAGTGTCAAGATGCCCAGAATGAGCTATATAATCATAACGTACTTCTACAGTAAGCCTAGCTTTATTAACACCACTCCAACCAGTAGTATTAGTAACAGTAGAAGTTCCAGTAAAAGAAGTCCCATTAGCAATAAAATTCCATCCAGTATCGTAATATTCTAGAGAATAGATAGCATAGTTTCTAGTACCATATCCAGTTTCCTGTATTTTAATAACCATATTGTCTATATCTTCTGCTTCATCAAATTCAGAAGTAACTATACATTTTGCCCAAAGCTGAGAGTATATAGTCGTATATGCTTTAATTCCATAAAAAGTAGCCATATTATTGTCAAAAGCATTAGCATAAGTTCCATAGGTAGTATTAGTTATTCTTGTAGGGTCACCTCCTGTACCCCAAGAAGATACACTACCAGAGTTACTACTATACGGATTAGCTGCCCAATTATATTCTGCCATTATAAGTCTGTCCTTTTGTACTTGACAAGTGTTCCGTACTGACATACTATATACCTATGAGGTACAAACATACTGAAGAAGCTAAGAAACTTATCGGTTATCACAGTCAAGGTTCCAAAAACAACAGATGGAAAGGTGGTAGGTATAAACATACTAAAGGATATATCTGTATCAGAATTGCTCCTTACACTTATGTCCTCGAACATCGCCTTGTTATGGAGAAGCATCTTGGAAGAAAGCTTGAATCTGATGAGTGCATCCATCATATAAACAATACTAAAGACGATAATAGAATAGAAAACCTTAAGCTCTGTATGAAAGGTGCAGACCACAAACGACATCATAATAACGAATGGCCTATTAAAAAGTGTCTTCAATGTGGAAAAGAACTCCAAATTAATTCTACAAGAGATATTATTCGGAAAAAGTTTTGCTCCAATAAGTGTCGTATGTTTGCCTTTGCTCATCATATTACCTCATAAATCGGTTCGTAGCCATATCTGCCCTGTTACTGGAGAAGCAGGGTCATCCGTCCTGTTCTCTATAAATCCATCACGTAGTGTTGTTATGTTCCCTTCAGGAGTTCTAAAATATACTGTCTTAACTCCAGAACCATCATCCTTAACAGCTACTTCACCAGTAGCTAAGTTATCTGCAGTAGGTGTTTCAGTAACAAATTTAACGTTAGCTGCGTCCTCCTGCATGCTCCTTAGTATCTGCTGCAACAGAGGCAGGTTAGCTTCGTCAAATGCTGTTATGTCATCTAATATAGCCATTATTTTATTCCTATAATAAAGTAGTTAGCTGTTCCATTAGCTGCAATTATTCCGTTACCACCTAACTCCGATATTGTAACAACCCTTGTTCCGTCTGCACTACAACTTAAATTCTCTGCACGAGTTGCGTGTTGGTCTTGAGAAGCTACGAGAGCATTGATACTAACAAACCATTTACATTGTGCTTCTGTAAATCCATCCGGCAAAGGTATCGTTCCTGCATGAGCGACAGTACCTGTAAGTATCCCAATACTCTCTCTACTCCAACTGCTCTTAACTTGTTCTATATCTCCAGCAGCATTGTTATACAACTCCCCGAGAAGAACTGAATACGTAACTCCAGTAGGGAATGTAGCGGATAGAGACATCTTACAAGTAAATGTAGTAGTATCTGCATCTTGTATAGCCCACACGTAGTACCTCGTGCTCACCGCCTCAGAACCCGTATCTAAGTCGGTAGTAATATCTACCGTTACAGCAGAAGTATTACGTCTCATCTGATGGATAAGACCAGTAGAATTAGCGGCTATACATGCTCCTACACCCACCGTAACTGTAGAAGCTGAAGCATAAGCTACCTTACATCCATTAATATACCCATGAAGACACCTATCTAAAGGGTCTTGTAGGTAAGCTGTAGCATTTGAAGCTATTTTAGAAGCACCATCCGCTTCATCCCCTTGTAATGCATCTGTTCCTGCTCCTCGCATCCATTGGTCTGCCATTGTAACCTCCTTATATTATTAGTGGCTCGGGGGTATATATCCCCGTTAATTCTTTAACCTTAAAATCTTCCAAATCATTCTTATACCACTCTATGTCTATCTTCTTACCGAAAGCGTTAGACGGGAAGAACGTACTCCAATTAGCAGGATATGTTGATAGCGGAATTGTAAACGTACCGCTAGAGTTCTCCGTATACCAACGTATCTCAAAATCACCTGCTGTACCTTCATGAGAACTGAATAACTTTTTAAACACCTTATCTACAGCAGGCGAATCTAAGTTTCTAAATCCTATCCTATAAGTAAATTCAACTGAATCTTCTGCAGTAGTAGTACCATAATCTCTCGTATAAGTGAACCTCCACACAAAACCATCAGCATAATACATAACAGGAGAACCAGCAGTAGAGTTAGCAGTGAACTCAAACTTAACCTGTATCCAAAGATTAGCAGTAGAAGTTATATCTTGCCCGGATAAAGTTAACGCAGCACTCCAACCTGCAGCTTCACAAGCAGCCTTATCAGCTCCTACCCGAGTATGAGCATATACAGTGTCAGCATCATTATGCTCCCTAACGTTCCAATACATCTTACCTAACGTACCAGCATTAACCTCTATAGACGGGAATGTAACTGTGCCATCTGTATCTCCCATGTTAATAGTACCGACCAAATCATCTATAATGCCTGTAAGGTCATCTATTATATCATCTCGAGCTATCTCCATCTGAGGTGCATCTTCTTCTCCAGATATAACTATATCATCTGTAGTGCCAGTCTCCAGCTGAGTCTTGGTTCTGTACCTAATAGAAAGGTTTGCTTTACGAGCCATATACACGAAACCATTTACGCTATCTCCATAATAGGTTTCTCCTGATTCATCATCACCAGTAAAAGATGTAAAGCTGGCTACGTTCAGTAGGTCAACAGCTAAGGTCTGCCTCTTGAAGTTATAGCGTGCTACCCTGTCATGATACTGGTTAGCATCTGTAGCGTCTGTATAAGCAATATATAAAATACCTTTATTAAAATGACACGCTGTCTCAGCATACCGAGCAGATAGTATATCGTCTGTATCAAATTGGTCTATAATGGGTTCAGCTTTAACACCATTGAATAAATACCAATGGTCCCAACCTTGAAAAACAACACCATAAGGAGTTTGGATAATAGACCACTTAGCAGGTGAACCTATAAAAGCTATAGGATCATCCGCGTACCAGGTGGATGGAGAGTAGCCACTAACTGGAGTTGTAACATGCACTTTCCTTATGGTGTTTTTCTTTATACATAATAATATACCTAACTGCATAGGTATCCCTACTATTTCATCATTGTCATCTTTCTCTATTTCCATATAATCTACGTCTGTAGTCTGTGCAATGTAATGAGGCAGATATGGGTTAGAATAATAAATACGGTTAGGATTACTTGGGTCACCAGATATAAACAATCTTTCTCTATGGATATTAAGCAGGTTGCCTAAAGGCATATCGTCTGTTACAGCACCCATAGTGTCGCTTAATGAACCATCAGCTATGTCATCTACATAGGTAACAGTAGTATTATCTGCAATAGTAGCCAACAACTTAAGTGTACTGCCATCACCTTCTGTGCGGAATATCTTACGATTGGTTGTCCCTGCTGGACCCAACGGTATATTAGATAAAGTAACCTTACGATTACCTGCGTCTGTAGTGACTGTGTTACTAACAGCACCGCATATAAAAGCATCAGCGTTAATAGTAACTGCATAATAATAAGCTGCACCACTATCTAAATTAGTACCACCTGCTGTTAAGACAGCCTTAGCGGAACCAAGCTCCCACGTTACATTGTCGGCACCATCATAACACCACGGATTATCATATCCGTTTGAACCTATGAGTATATCCTTGTAAGTAACAAAAGAATGTCTTTTACCTGCAGTCATACCTGTACGTATACTCGTGAATGCACCCGAAGCATCTGTACCAACCTTGATAGTAGAATCGTAAGAAGTTACGAGCTTGATAGTGCCATCAGACTTATAAAACCTATACATAGACAATATCGGATTAGCACCCAACGTTGAAGTGTTGTAATAAGCCAACGGTGAACGTTTAGATATAGAACCCAACTCTGGTTCAAACTCACAGTTCTGAGCTTTAATAGCCTGTTCTATAGGAAGTTCCTGTTCTTCTACTTTCGTATTCTGACCAGCAAACTTCTTAATGTAGAAGCTCTGTATCTGGCTTGTAAGTGGCATTATAGATTTCTCTCCGGTTTCATAATAATTTCCTCATCTTCTGTTCTCTCTGTGTTTCTAATAGTATGATACCCTTGTAAGCGTTGGTGATATTTAGACCAGGCATCGTTGGCTTTATCCCCATACCCACGCTGTTCATAACCCAACGCTGTAGTATAGTCTGACATAGCCATATGCAAGAACTCCGGTAATGCAGGGGTAGAATCATCACTACTGACATCAGTATAGTCTTTAGAGAAGTACGCTCTTACATAATCAGTACCCGAGTTATCACTGTTGGGTTTTAAATAGATTCCAAATAAGTTCTCCTCCCTATCCCAATAGTAATGGTCAGGTGTACCACTATCAGCACTTCTCCAACCCGGGAAGAATATATCAAGTTCATTTCTGGATGTTGGTATGAGCTTTTCCCAAGTAGTACCATTCAGATATAGGTATACATCTGAAATCATATTGATACCAGAAGCAACAGCAGTCAAAAGATACTCTGCTGTATCTTCAACTGTCGTAAGATAAGCATTACTTTTAAGACATTTAGTAGCAATAGCTATCTCTGAACCAGCATCATTAATCCAAGTATTAAGCTCTACATCAGTCCAGAAAGCAGCAGTTGTCTCACCTAATCTCTTGCGTGTTAAGTCTCTTATTTCTTTACGTGTCAATTTACACCTCCTAAAAGTTAGCTCCAAAGTCTATCGCATTACCTAACGTTGGTATCGTTGCATATACATTATCTATATAGAAAGTATTTAATGCGTCTGCGTTAGTTATCGTTACAATTATACTATCTATTGCATCTTTATCAGCGTTTGCTACACCTGAAATATCTATATCTTCTGTTTGCCACTCATTTGCTGAAGCTATATTTGCTGTATGCTCTGTTGTGGTTCCACCAGAATCATGAAACCCTATTTTAATATTACTTCCAGTTCTGCTTGCTCTTATATCCATTTTAATTACA